CATGGCAAGAAAAAACAACAACTGTTGATGAATGGAAAGAAATTATATTACCAGGTGGTGCTAAAAAAATAGATGCATGTGACCCAACTGAAAATTTTGTTGAAGCAGTAAAATATATTGCTGATAGGAAACTTTTAGATTTAGCAGACTGGTATTTTAGCGATCATAAAATTTATGATATGCAACATAGGATTATTTTGCCTTATAAGTACGGCAATAAAATAGTTGGCTATACTGCAAGGCATATTAAATCATTAAACAAGGGCAGGGTTTCAAGTAGATATATAACTCAACAACCTAAAGATTATGTTTATAATTTAGATGCACAAAAAGATAGTCGTAAGTATATTATTGTTACTGAAGGCCCATTTGATGCATTAAGTGTTGATGGTGTTAGTGTTGGCTCTAATAGAATAAGCAGAGGTCAAGTAAACATTATTAACAGTTTTGGTAAGGTTGTAATAGTTTTACCTGATTTTGATCATGCTGGTAAGGATTTTGCAAGGCAGGCTATTAAACACAAATGGTCTGTAAGTTTTCCACAATGGAAACGAAAGTACAAAGATCCAAATCAGGCAATGGTTAAGTTAAGTAGAATGGATATATTAAAAAGTGTTTTAGACGGTAGGGTAACAAACCCAACTAAAATTAAGGTATTACTTTCACAATGGAAATAATTAATGGCTGAAGAAATTAAAGATTATACCCCAGAACTACAAAAGTTATTTGTAGAAACATTAATATCAGATACAGACACATATAGCAGATGTCAAAGCATATTAAATCATACATATTTTGAACAACCATTTTTAGATTGTGTTCAATTTATAAAAAAATATACTGATCAATATGGTAAAATACCTGATCCAGAAAAAATACATGCAACATGTGGTGTTAAATTAGAAACTATAGAAACACCAACAGATCATGTAACATGGTTTTTGGATGAGTTTGAACAATTCTGCAGACATAAAGCACTTACAGATGCTATTTTAACAAGTACAGACTTATTAGAAAAGAATCAATTTGGTGCAGTAGAAGCAATTATTAAAGATGCAGTAGGTGTCGGACTTGCTAAAAATTTAGGTACAGACTATTATGAAAATCCAGCAGATAGACTTACAATATTAAGAGATAGAGACGGCAGAACAACAACAGGTTGGAAAAGTATAGATAAAAAACTTTATGGTGGATTTAACAAAGGTGAATTAAACATATTTGCCGGAGGTAGTGGTGCAGGCAAAAGTTTATTTTTACAAAATTTAGCTCTTAATTGGAGTATAGAAAAACTTAATGTTGTATATGTAAGTTTGGAATTGTCAGAAGGTTTAAGTGCAATGCGACTTGATAGCATGTCAACTGCAATACCCTCAAAAGAAATTATGAAAAATATTGAGGATGTGTCTATTAAAGTACGTATGGATTCCAAACGTAATGGTAATTTACAAGTTGTACAGTTACCAAATGGTGTAAATGTTAATGATTTAAAAGCATATCTTAAAGAATATCAAATACAACGAAAATGTAAAGTAAATTGTGTTATAGTTGATTACTTGGACTTAATGATGCCAGCAAGTCGTAAAGTACCACCAAGTGATTTATATGTTAAAGACAAGTTAGTATCAGAAGAATTAAGAAATTTAGCAGTTGAAGGTGATTATTTGTTTGTTACTGCATCACAATTAAACAGAAGTGCAGTAGAAGAAATAGAGTTTGATCACTCACATATTGGTGGTGGTATTAGTAAAATACAAACTGCTGACAATGTTATAGGTATTTTTAGTAGTCGTACAATGCGAGAACGTGGTCGTGTACAAATACAGTTTATGAAAACACGTTCTAGTAGTGGTGTAGGACAAAAACTTGACTTAGAATTTGATCAACAAACACTTAGAATACGTGATTTAGCAGATGATGCTGAACAAGTGGACGAATCAGAAAGTATTATAGACAAATTAAAGAAAAAAAGCAATGTTGAGTTTGTTAAGGAGCCAGAAACAACTCCAGCAAATAGTACTGACCATCTTCGTAGTTTACTAAAGAAATTTGATTAATTGAATTAAAATAAATATATATGGACATGTATCTCTAAGGTTTTGATCAATGAAACATAAAACTAAATCATTACTGGAGGAAATTAATAGTATATCTCCAGTCAGAGATAAGAAGCAAATTTTACGTTCTCGCGGTGAAAATGCAATCGCTGGAATGATTAATCTTCTTGAATACATTGAAAATCAATGGGGAGAAGAAGAAGCAGAACGCATCGTTAGTCGTGTTATGTTGAGCGTAAAAAAACGAGACCCCCAAAAATTTTATAATACTTTATCAAGTTTAAGGTACGGTAATGAACATTGAAGACCTAATCCGCAAAAAAGGAATGGCTCATATAGAAGAATTGCCCGCCCATGCATTTATTAGATATGTACGAGAGATTGAACACGTAAGTATTAGCGAAAAATTAGACGGGGCAAATTTACAAGTTGGTATCGATAATAATGGATTTTATACTAGCCGAGGCGTCAAAGGTGGCGATAAGCAGTATACTTCTGATGGTTATGGTACAACATTCGCAAGCACATATATGAGAGCGGCCCACAAGGCCCTTGATAAAGTAAAAGATACTCTTGAAGAGAATGGTGTCAGGCAAGGTACTGAATTAAATTTAGAAGTATTTTTCGGTGCTTTACCTAATACCGTTCCATATAATGCTGATGGTATAAATCGTATAGTCTTCCTCGGTCAAACCGCTGGTGATAAAGTTAATTTAACAAGTTTGGCCAAAGACTTAGACGGTGTTCGTATAACTATACAGTTACAAAATGTACCTGATACAGATGACGGAAAAGATATATCCTATAATACTAGGAACTATGTATTTGAGTTTACGCAAGTACCTAAAATAAAGAATAAAATTAGTGATAGTCGAATACAACAAATAGAGCAAGAACTCAGCGAGTATGAAAAATGGCTTGGAAGTGCTAGTGAATTGGGAGGACTTCCAAATCAAGAAGCCATTACTCTCAACATGAATAAAATTACAAAAGATAAACGTGATAATGCAAAAATAGTTAGAGAAAAAATTAAAAATCAGGATTTACAATTTAAAATGTTAGTAAAAGACATTTTATTAGATATTTTTGTAAGAGATCGTGGAAGTAAATTTGGTCCTAAGCCTGAAGATGGTGGATGGATTGAAGGAGTTGCACTAAAGGATCGTAATGGTAATTTAGTTAAACTTGTAGATAAAGATATATTTTTAAAACGTAATGTAGATAATCATGCGTTACGTAATGAAATAGGTGGGCAAGCAAAAACACCAGACTTAGTAGAAGGAATGTGGGGTGATATTAAACTAACTATTGCAACTGCAATAGGCCATCCAGAGTTAGGAACGTATCAAGCAAAAAGACATCTACAAAAGTTTGATAATCCAGTTCAAGAATTAAGTGATTTTAATATGAAAAGTGTATCAGATTATTTGATACCAGTATTAAAGGACAAACAGGAAAATTTGCATAGTCGTTTAGATCAATATAAAAGTGATAAAACAGACAATAAACATGTTCACGAAAGAAATTTACAAACCTTCGCTGAGGTGAATAAATATATTGAAGATATAGTAAATTATATAAAAGAACCAGATGCAAAGCCACAAGGCTTGCTGATGAAACTAGTCAAGGACAAGTTATAATGTATTTGCATGAAATATGTATAAATGATGTAGTAAAAGCGTCAAGCAGAAAATTTAGAGAAAGACGTGGCACTTTACGTAAACGAAAGTTTAAAAAGTGGATAAAAAACTACCTTGGCGAAGCAAAAGGTGGAACGGCTAAAGCAATCGAAAATGCCGGACCTATTGAGCAACATGAAGTTGCACCAACTTTACAATTTTATCAACGAGCATTACATCAACTATCATTATCAGAAGCAGAATTTGCTCCATTTCAAGATATTAATATTTTACATCATGCATTAGGAAGTACTGGCAAAAAGAAATGGTCAGGTGATTTAGATGTTGCAGTTAGTGTTGATGAGCAAAACATTCAAGCATTTAAGGATATGATTAAACGTATACCTGGTGCTGGAGAAATTCAACAACATAGCAATACCATTAGTGTAGGTATAAACATACAAGATTACAATGAACAATCCCAACCTACTGTTGAAGATTATAAATCATTAGGCAAAACTGTTGAAATGTTTCCACGAACTGGGGTTGCACAATTAGATTTTATGATGGGCAATCCAGAGTGGTTAAAACAATATTATCATTCTCCAGGACAAAATGAATCAGAACATAAAGGTGTACATAGAACATTATTACTTAGAGCAGTTGCTTCAAATGTTGGTTCTAAAACACATTTAGAGTCAGATTCTAGAGTTACAGATGATAATGGTAATCATCCTGAAATTAATGTTGTAACAAAATGGAAATTAAGTCCAAAAGTTGGAATAGTTAGAGTAGAACGTAGGCCAAAACCTAATAAAAAAGGAACAGGCTATTTAAAATCATTTGAAGATACTATTGTATCTGCTCCAATGATCCATCCAGATAAATTTTTATCAGAACT